CCCGACTGGGTCACGCGCCGGTTGCGCGAACGCGGTAAGGTGAGTTACGCCGAGTTCGCTGCTACTGTAAAAGCTTACAGTACCATCAACTTGGCGGATACCATCGATGTCTGCTTGACGGGTTGGTTAATACCAACCCAGTTGCCGCTCGGGGTTAGGAAGAACATGAACGCAATACTGTCATGCATTGCTGTGCTGACAGAGGCCAAAGCCGTGCCAGGGTTTTGGACCAATTTAGAGAACAGTAGGAACACTAGTCAGGGGTATAAGATGTACCCACTTAAGGAACACATCGGGGCATCTACCAAAGTTAATTTATTCTTCACTGACGTATATAAGGACGTATGTCGTGATTTCGTAGAAGTAGGGAACAAGTGGCGGGAAAACGGTGATTACACCAGCGGGATGGCCAACGACGAGGCTACCGGCTGGTTGATCTGGTGCGTGGCTGCGCACCAGACACTCGGAGACTGGACCTGGCGCATTATGCGTGCTTGGTCAGATCAGGTCGGCTTGAAAGCACTTAGCGACAAAGTTAAGGCTTTAGGATTGACGACTGAGATCTACGGTTCTTGCTGTTGTGAGCTTCCCACGTTGAAGGGTCGCGGGGCATCCACCCCGGACCCAGATTCTGATGTGGCAGCACGGGTTCACAAACGGCTCTTTCAGGCTAAAAAATCGTGTGGCTTGAAAGGCGAGATTCGGTCCCTAGTAAGGGAGGTTCTGAATCAGGAGATGAGAAAATCTCCTGTATGGAAGGATGTGGACAGCTACTGGGCTGGTCGTTGGTTGACGACTAGGTCAGGAGCACATTCACAGTTTTTCGAGAAGGACTTCTTTGGGGCCAAACTGGACCTGCCAGACCGCCCCACGCGCCGTGAGTTTGCTGAGAATGTGAACTTCAACATTCTCAATAAACGGCGCACGCGTGTGGATGCTGGGCTCAGCTGGAAACTCGAACATGGGAAAACGCGCGCAATTTATAGTTGCGATACACGTAGTTACTACCTGTTCGACTACCTGCTGAGGCCCATCGAAGATGTCTGGAGGAATGACACGGTTATGTTGAATCCGGGTGCGATAACGGAGGATAAGTTGTATTCCGATTTAGCTTACAACCCAGGTGGTGTTAATGTCATGCTTGACTACGATGATTTTAATAGTCAGCATACCATTGAAGCCATGCAAGTTGTGATCGAGGAAGCGACGCGGGGGGCACCCGAACACCTCAGAAAAGAGGCAATTGCTAGTTTCGCGGAGATGTATGTTCATTGGGAGTCTTGTGACGGGGAACACAAGACTGCTCGTATGGTAGGAACTTTACCATCTGGACACCGAGCGACAAGTTTCCTAAACACAATATTAAATGCGGTCTACCTCCGCTACATTCTAGGAGGTAAGATCAGGGGGCTCGCTAGGCACACCGGTGATGATATCATAATCAACACCGATGCTGAGGAGGCCGATAGGATTGTGCGAGCTGCGTGCACGAGTACGTTACGGATGAACGTATCGAAACAGGGCATTGGGGAGTCTGGGGAATTTCTCCGGACTAATTTTTTCAAAGGCGGGGCACGTGGATACGTGCCCCGGGCCATCGCTGCTTTGGTTAGTGGTAACTGGGTTACACTAGCTAACGGCAGCGTGGTCGAACGACTGAACTCGTTGGTGACGGGTTTCTGGAATGTTGCAGTGCGCAGTGGAGTGCGTACTGTTGGGTTGTGTGGACTTTCAACGTTCACTAGACGCCATGAGGGGCTTGTTGGTTACGCCAGCAAGATTATGACCTTTGGCATCAGTGTGAACGGGACTCCGGTTTGGGGTAAGGCACCGATTCAGGGTTACTTTTTACGAGTAACCGAGAAACGGAGCTTTACCCGGAGTCAGGAGATCAGGAAGTCTTACGCGACCCAGGACTTCATCCAGAAATTCGTTGACTTCGACAAGGTCAAAGCTCTTGGTGTGTCGGTCGGTAGCTTAGTTAGGGTGATGCAGAATGCGTCATACAAACCTGAAACTAAAATACAAGACGACGTCGATGTTAGGATCGAGATGCACCAATTGCCGGTGATGGCTAGCACAGGCATGTGTAGTCGCAGGAGGCGTCCAGTGAACCCGGGTTTGGAGAGGTTTTTTAGTAGCTGGGCGTCTTCGCGCGAAGACATGGCAGTTATCAGGTTGCTAGGCCTGGGGGACGGTGCGCAAATCGCGTACTCCCGTCCCCCCGTATACAATGAGGGCACACTATCTTACGC